CCGATCTAAATAGTAAATGGTTACAAAAAGGTTACAATTTTTCCCCAAGGCTGTAATAATCTTGACAATTCAGTATAATGAAGTAAAGGTTACAAAAGTGTTACAAGTCAAGTGAAGCACTTGTCAAAGTGGTAAAGATGTGCTATACTATAGACAGTAAAGAAAGGAGTGATTCAAAGCATGATAAAGCTAACCGAAGCAATGAGGAAGACGCTTGCAAAGGAAGGGCGTCTCGAAACCCGCCGGTGTTTGTACCTTTATAAAGCACAGGAAAGGCGGCTGTATAAGTACAACAAGCCCGAAATGTGGAGAGCAAAAGGAATGGGCAAAGAGGCAGTTGAAATTGACTTGTCGCCGTGGAGCGAAGACAGTCTTACCGATGAACAGCGGGACTATAAACAGTTTATGGAACTTTATTTCGGTGGTAACTTTTATGGAAAGTTATTTCGGTGGTAACTTTTATGGCGTTTCGTATGAAAGGAGCAAATGACATAAAGCTTTATAACGTCTTTGTTTACAATTATGTGGGGTCGTTCACTGACATCTATATGGTCAGGGCAGATGACCCCGTGGACGCCCGGAACGTGGCAGTTCAGCGGTTGATTGACGAAACCGGTGACGGGCTGGATGTCTGGGAGATTGTCGATGTAATCGAAGTGAAAGGAGTGCCGCAAGCATGATTCAATACATTAAACCCAGTTGTTGGGCATGGATTCGGGCAGACCTCAAAAGGAAGGAAGGGACGAAAGAACGGTGCATCTGGGGCGGTTATCGCTATTACATTCATAGGGTTTATGAATGCACCGCAGTCAGGCGTTGTCCTCAGTCCCAAGAGCCTACCTATGAAGCAGATGAGCTTGTCGCATATTTTGCAAAGGGGGAGTTTTAACATGGTGAAGGTGAACATTGTACGGCGCTCTGTTGATGTGCCAGCTCCTTATCTTCCAGCTGGCACTTTCTTCCGGTACAAGAATGAAACCCGGGAGTCGTCCCACGGGTTTTTGTTGAAGGTGGACACGACGGATAGAGCGGTCAATCTGTATACCGGTACGATTGTTCCGGTTCTCGATGCTCCGTATGAGGTCATTCAGGACATCGAAATAAAGGGGTGGGTATAATGACAGCCTATCAATTTTCATGTATCGCGCCGTATGCCGCGTTCCTATTCATCGGCGCAATCATCGTTGGTATTGCAGAGTGGAAAGGGTGGTTTTGACGGTCATTTTCATGTATGGGTACGGACAGCCGAAGAAGGGGCAGTTCAAACGCCCGGTCTACGCGGGTGTAGTTCAGGTGAAGGACGGCGTTGAGCTTGACCTTGCATTGTATACGCTTTATTCCTGCATGAAGGTCAAGGGGCAGTCTCCCACGATAACCTACACGAAGAACGGCATTCGATTCACATATACGGCAGAGAGGTGAACATCATGAAGAAAGCATTGACCGATACGGGGCTTATCAAGAAAGCCGATGAAGCAGGCGCAACGAAGCGTAAGAGCAGTGGCAAGAAGGGCGGCAAAGCCGCCTTTTCTTCCGTATCTGCACCCAAGGCGCGGAAGACGAAGAGCAAGCCGAAGAAGACGGCAGAGCCGAAGAAACCGCGCAAGCAGGGCGGCAAGGGTCGCCCATTTCAGGCGCACAGCTGGCCCACATACGCACCCGGCAACAAAGCCCCGCGCAGTTACTCCGAAGAAGAGTTGAAGGGCATTGTGAAGAAAGCCGCCAAGGCGGCAAATACTCGCTTGCGTACTCTTGAGAAGAAAGGACTCGCAGACAAAGCCCCCGCTTATAAGTCTATTTCGGGCATATTGAAAATGGAGCGCCCCCGCTTCAAAGAATCCACGGCGAAGATGACCAAAGAAGAGCTTACCAAAGAATTTCTCAAGCTCCGGGAATTTATGGGAATGAAAACGTCAACCATGACCGGGTATAAAGAATGGAATGAAAATAAGGTGCAGGCCGCGCGGGATATGGGATTTACCGGAACGCCCGAAGAGCTTGCGTATTTGTTCAATCGGTATATGACAGAGAAAAATGAAGCGTTATTTGGGTCAGATATTATTTATCAAGCGATAGTTTCAAACAACATTGACAAGCTGGAATTGGAACAAATCGGCAAGGAATACCAAGCAAATCTTGAAAAAGATATTTCACGGGGAGAACGGCTGTTGCAACTGTATAGAGCACGACAAGGGAGAAAATAATGCGATTCAGTCAAGATATTAATGTGTGTGAGACGGCAGAAGAATTTCTTTCCCGTGTTGCTATGCCGTATGAAGTGCACAGCAACAATAAGACTTATTTAGACGTTACTTGCACGTTTGATATTGAGACGACGAACAGCGACATAGACGGCTTTGCATACAGTTTCCAAACATGTATTGATGGTGTGGTAGTCGTCCCCCGATACTTTGAGGACTGGGCAGAGATTATTGAAACGCTCTGCGATAAGTGGCGCGTGACGGACAAAAGAAAACTGGTTTTGTACGTCCACAATCTGGGCTATGAGTTCACCTATCTCATCCAGTTGTTAACGCTTCGCTGGGGTGACTGTAAGGCCCTTTACACGAAGAGCCGCCACCCCCTCACCCTTGAGTTTTCAAATGGCATTGAGTTCAGGGATTCTCTCAAGCTCTTTCAGAAGTCTCTTGCAAGAGCCACAGAGGGATGCAAGCACGAAAAGTTAAAGGGCGATTTGGATTATACCGTTTATCGCACTCCCGATACTCCCCTTGATGATAAAGAGTTTGCCTATTGTGTTAACGACGTTCTGGGCCTGTATGAGGCCATTGAACGGATGAAGAAAGAGCGCGGCTTTAATGCCGCAAATATCCCCATTTCAAATACAGCTTTAGTGAAGCAAGAAGTCATGAAAAGTGTGGGCAAAGACAAGAACTTTCCCGTCGTAAAGAAAAATCTTGCCCTGTCGAAAGCTCAGACCTTTCTTGCATATAAAGCAATGGCAGGCGGCGATACACACGGGGCGCGGTGGAAAGCTGGGTACACGTTCACCAACTGCAATTCCTACGACTTCAAGAGCGCCCACCCGTCGCAACAGTTGTTGCGAAAGTTCCCGATGGGTGAGCCGTTCGACCTTCCCGATAATGTAGAAATAGGCTTTGCCGATTCACTTATAGAAGACGGTTTCGGCTGGGTGGGCCTGCTCCGGTTTGAGAATCTGAGTGTAAAGGATGAATGCCCAGACCCCTGCATAAGCGTCAGCAAGTTTCACAGTGCGTCGAAGTTCACGGACGACGACACGGACAACGGGCGTATTTTACGGGTGGAGTGGTGTGAAGTCTATTGCGATTCAAACGACTGGCAGAGAATCAAAGAAGGATACGACTTTGATTCTGTAGTAGTTATGAAAGCGTTTGCTTTTCGCTTGGCTTATCTGCCCGGTTCTTTCCGCACAGCGATTTTTGAGAAGTTCAAAATCAAAGAAACCATGAAAAACAGTCCCGATTATATGTTTTCTAAAATCTGCGTAAACACGATTTACGGCGCAACGGCTCAGAAGCAAATTCGGGATGAATACACGGCTGAAATTAAAGATGCTATAGAATGGGGAAAAACCAGATGGGAAGACAACCTTGACAACATGGATGATAAAGCAGTTAAAGAAGCACAGATAGGCAAGTCCCGGAACGGCCTTGGCACAAACAAGAATTTTCCCTTTCTCTGGGGTCTGTGGACAGCCAGCTCAACCCGCCTTGAACTGTGGCGGCTGTTGAAGATTGTGGGCTGGGATAAGGTCATATACTGGGATACGGATTCCTGCAAGTTTGAGGGCGAGAAAGTCCCGGCAGTTGATGAGTACAATGAAGAAATCAAGCGGCAGTGCGTCGCCCGAAAGTGCGTTGTCCAGAAAGACAACGGCAAGTGTGTTTATATCGGCGTTGCAGAGGACGAACACCCACAGGCCGATTATGGCTATCAAGAGTTCCGTTTTCTCCATGCGAAGTGTTACGCCGCGCGTAACTGTGACGGCGTTCTAGAAAGCACGATTGCAGGCGTTGGCAAGAATGAGGGTGTCGCCGCCCTCAAGGATGACATTGAGAATCTTAACGACTTTCTTATTATTGAAGACGCGGGCGGGCAAATGCTCACTTACCACGACGCCCCGCCCCGTCTGCGCACCGACTTTACAAAACCCACCATGTCCGCGTCTTGGATAGTCATGACCACAAAAAGTTACGCAATAGGTGGAGCAACACCCGAAGATATTGATATTGAAAGGCTGGGGTAATAAAGAAAAGCCCCCGCTCCGGCGGGGGCTTTGTTGTTGTTAGAGGCTGTCGGGTTTGCTGGCGTCGTTCTGATACAGCAGGATATAGAAAGGAGAGTCAGGAGTAAAGGTGGGCTTGAGCGTCACCCGAAGAGTCGGCATCATGTTATAAGCATTGCCCCAGTTGTTATAGGTGGCCTTGAAGTTCGACTTGTCAACCTCTGTGCCGTCCGGCTTGAAAATCCGAACTGTGCCGCCCTCTCCGTATGCCAGAGAGAAGGGGGAAGTATTCGGATTCTTGCGAAGGCCGTTACCAGCCGGGAAGACTCCGAACAGCTCCAGAGTACCGTCATCCATTTTGTTTACGGCGGCGAACATTGCAACGCATTTAGCCGTCTCGTAGTTGCCCGCCCACTGGTCAACCTTCTTCTTGATGAGTTCATCCTGGGCGGCCTGTTCGGTGGTATAGGTGGCAGTATCGACTTTTGCAGAAAGTCCGTTGTCAACATATACCTTGGTAGCGTAGCCGGACACGTCCGGGATGTCGGTCTTGTTAGCCTTGTCAGTCTGTAAGCTGGCGATGTCTCCCGCGTGTTCGGTCAGTTCACTTTCCATAGAGGAAACGCACTGGGCGATAGTCTGGTCGGGGTGCGCCGTCTTCCAGTCGCCCACAATATCGTCCTGCCGCTTCTGGTCGGCGGCGAACTCCGACTTGGTCACATGGTCGGCGCTTGCGGTTTTGAGGGCCGCAATCTCGCCGTCCTGTGCCGTGTCTTTGGCGTCGATACGCGCAATGGTTTTTGCGTACTCCTTCGGGTCGATGAGTTCAAGGTGCTCCACCTTGTCGTCAACGGCGGCGATTGCGGCATCAAGGGCGGTATCCTTCGCCTTGAGGTCTGCGATAGACTGGGTATGTCCGTCGGTCGTAGTCTCAAGGGCAGAGATACGGCGCTCATGGTCGGACAGTTCGTCAGCATGATGGGCCAGCTCCTGAGCATTCGCCGCGATGAGTTTTCCGTTTGCCAGCTCTGCCGCTTTTGCGCGGTTGGTCTCAGCGGTCAGGGCGGCGTTGGTGGCGTCGGTCTTGGTATCGAGAGCGTCGAGCCGCCCTTCGGCGGTCGTGGCGCGTCCTTCCAGAGCGTCAAGCCGCCCATCCTGCTCCACGTCCTTCTGCTGGATGTGGGCGATAGCGTCCGCGTTCTGGGCGATTTTGGCCTCATCTTCGGTGAGGTCTGCCCGGAGTCCGTCGGTGACAGAGGTGAGCCGTTCGATAGCCGTATGGTTATCGGTGACTTCCTTATGCAGAACGGTCAGCTGTGCGGCGTGGTCTTTGAGCTGTTCCGCGTGTTTTGCCAGCTCCTTGGAGTTGACAGCGATGCTTGCGGCGTTGTCCTGAATGTTCTTGGTGTTCCGGGCGATGTCCTGCGTGTTCTGGGTGATAGTTGCGGCCTGTGCATCATTGACCGTCTCGATGGCAGAAAGCCGTGCATCCTGCTCCCGGTCTTTCGCCTGAATGGCAGAGATGTCAGTGTCGTTGGAAGTGATTTGGCGCTGAAGGTCAGCGTCCTTCGCTTCGAGTGCGGCGATGTCTTTGACGGTCTGAGCCTGACCGGCCTGAAGGTCAGAGATAGCCGCGTCGGCGTTGTCCACGCGCTCCGCGAGAGCGTCCACCCGGGCGACAGTGGACGCGACAGAGTTTTTCATCTCTGCGTTGTCCTTGTCATACTGGGTGATTTTCTCCCGGAACTCCTTGTTATCAGATGCAAACCCCGTCACCTGCTGGGACAGGTCTTTCACCTGATTTTTGTACTCTTCGACCTGTGCATTATATGCACCGGTCAACGCCCAGTAGCGAACATTCTTGATGTCAATGCCGGGCGGCACGGGACACTTCGAAGTGTAGGACTCGCCCTTATAGGTGACAATGGTCAGGGACTCATATCCCCGCTCAATGTCCCACTCAATGGGGTCAGCGAACTTCGGGACGTACCGCGCCCCGACGTACATAGACGGCGCACAGCCCGGGGGCGGGGGCGGCGTAGGACGCGGCGGGCGCGGCGGGCAACAGGGGTCAGGATGGCAGGGGTGGCACTCGCCGCCCGGTGCATAGGGTGCAGGCTCAATGGGAAACGGATGACAATGCTTATCATGTGCCATATTGAAAACTCCTTCCTTAGTAATACTTGATAATGAGGTGGCCGTACTCCGGTTCGGTGATGTCCGCACCGGTATCGAAGGTGAGCCACTTCCAGTTAGCAGGGACATAGGCGCAGAAACGCCCGGAGTCGGTCAGCCCGAACCACACGAAATGCACCATTTCATTCACCATTGCAGGAAGGTTTTTGTCTGCCCACTCGATGAATCGCCCGTCTTCAAAGTCCCCGTTATTGAGACGGTCGTTAATACAGTGCTGTGCATCGGTCAGGGCTTTCGTAGCCTGATTCAGAGCGGCAATATTGCCGCTGTTGGCGTCCAGCCCTTTCGAGAGCTGTTCCACGAACGCCTGCAAGCTCTGAATCTGGCCCACCATCCACCGAAGGTCATACTGGAAGGGGTCGCCCGGGGTGGCGAACGGGGGATACATATTGCAGTTCATTATTTCTCCTTTCTGCCGATGAGGCTTTCCAGATAGTTATCGGCGGCAATAGCCTCTTTGGTAAAGCTGTTGTTCTCCCACCATGCCCAGATAGCCGCGCCCACGGTCATACCGGTGGAAATGAGCTGTTCAAGCTGTGCATCGTCCACGGGAATGGGGCTGTGTCCGGTAGCAGAAAGAATCTGGTTTGCAAGAGCCAGAATCAGCACGGCGGTACGGGTCATAGTAGCAACCTTAATTTTATTCATGCATTCACCCCCTTTCTGAGATACTGAACTTCACGTTCAAGGTCTTCTATTCTGTGGTTTGCAACTTTAAGTTGCTCTTCCAGCACAGGAACTCTCGAAATCAGGGTATTGTGCTCCCTGACTTCTCTTGTCAGTTCGTCCAGCTTGGTATCGGTGACGGCCTGCGATTTACTGTTTGCAATGAGGACGCCTGTTAAGGTGATAATCCCTGTTATTACGGCGGCTATCACTTCATTCATATTCTAGCACTCCCGTCAATAACAGTCAAGGCAGAAAGCCCGGTGGAAGTCGTTAGCGATTTGAGCGTAAATATCGAACAGGACAACGGCCCTTTCTGCTTCAATCATCTGTTGGGTAGTTGTGACGCCGATATTGCCGGATTTGCTATACTCATGAGTCACGGTGACGGTGGTGTTCTCCTTCCCCGTCTCAAGAGATACGGCGTGTTCGTTGTGTTTGTTGTCCTTCAAGGACTCGTCCCGGGTGCGGTCGTCATACTGGTTTTTCTTAACGCTCCCGCCCTTGGTAGTTCCCTTGTCGGCGTGTTGGTCTTTCGAAATGCTTTCGGCGCGGGTATCGTCAACTGTGCCGTCAGACGCCGCCGAATGGGTATCACCGTGGGTATCGGATGTGGACAAATCCCGGGAAGTTTCGAAAGCGTGGTTTTCGGTGTTCTGGGTCGTGTCTTGGTCGGTCTTCACGCCCTGCGTGAAGTCGGTGTTCTGGGTCGTGTCTTCGTGCTCTGTCCAGTTGGTTTTCTTGGTTTCGTCTGAATGGCCCTTCTCATCGGTAACGGTGTGGCTGGCGTTGTCGGGCTGGTAAGATGCTTCGTTTTCAGCAGACAGTTTGTTTTCGGTATCGCTGACGGTGTTTTTGGTCGTGTCGATTGTGTCCGTCATGGTCTCATCGTGCTTTGTGTCCCGTGTCCCCACGACGCCAGTATGAGAAGTAGTATCAACCTGACTATCGAGAGTACCTTTAATATCTTCGATAAAGTCCCGGGTCTTCTCACCCTCTGCCGTCGAAAGGTTTTTGTCGTGATAGTGTCCATCTTCTTTGTTCCACCCGTCATGCACGGTTTTGCTGTGCTGGGTGGCGTCGTCGGTTTTCCAGCCGTCGGCGGCAGTGTCTTCATGATAAGCGCCGTCCTCAGTGTTCCACCCGCCTTTTGTGCTGTTAGCAGAAGCGGTATCTGTTGCCCCGCCGTGGCTGTGGGCGTCGCTCTGAGTGCTGGTATCCCGGTCGGTGGTCGTGGTATCGGTGCTTCTCTCTGTCATCTCAGTATTCCAGATGGGATTATAGGAAAGCTGTGTTGTAGCGTACAGTTTTGCCCAGATGGGACAGAGCCGTTTCGACCAGAAGAAAATCTCACTCTTCATATAAAGGGGGTCAGGGTGGTACAACGGGGCGAGTCCGTGCAGATGTCGTATAGTCGAAATCGCCTGTATCTTATCCAGCCCCGTGGGCAATACCATGTTTGCAAAAAGGTCATGGTCGTACATTAACAGCGCTTCAAGGTTCGCACCACTGTCCAGCTCATTCACCAGTGTTCCGTAATAAACGGGCATTGTCTTCACTCCCCTCTGTGTCCTGCTTCGGTTCGTTAATTTTGAAAGTAATGTTCAGGCCGTACATTTTGTTTACTTCGTCAAGGGACTTTTCAAGGCAGATTCTCCACACTTCCCGACGGTTGAACGTCTCAGCGTCCGCGCTTTCGCTTTCGTTGACGTTCATCCGCTCTTTCTTGTCAGGCTGGACTTTAATTCCAAGTTCCCGGTAGAAGTCCATGAGAATGGTTCTTCTGAACTCCATGAGTTCGGGAAGGATAAAGTTCTTCGACAAGTCACGGTCAATTTGCATGATGGGCAGTTCATAAGTGCCATCCTCTCCCGTCTTGCCGTCAAGAGGACGTTTTAGGTCTGGGTTCAGCACAATAGCAGGCTCACCGTTTGCCAGCCGCTGGAACAGCATTTCAAGACTTTTCTTTTGCTTGTCGTCTTTGGCAAACGCGCCGTATGCGAACCGGGAGTTCAAGGCGCTCTGCCGAATGGCTACTTCTGCGTGTTGCATCTCAACGGCGTACTTGGTAATGATGTCCCAGATACCCCGATAATCAGGGGTGAGCTTGATAACGCCGCACTCTGTACCTATTTCAAGGGGGCGGTTGAACTGGAAGAACTGCGTTGAAATGGTCATCGCCCGTGGCTGATACTGCAAGCCATATCCCGAAGGGTAGCCGGGCTGTACTACCATGCCGTATTTCTTGGTGTTGAACACTACTGCATAGCCCATTCGGAACAGCTGGTACATGAATGCATCATAGTCCCAGCCGATTTGACCGGGCGCGGCCTCAGGCAGACCGTCAAACTCGATGATGGAACGGCATCTCTGGAAGAAGGAGCGCTCCCAGTAATTAAGGGCGTCGTTGGAAATGCTCTTGATGAATGTTCCACATGGAACACCACCATCAAAGAATCCGTTATAACACTGATACATTATAATCACCTCACTCGATAAATACGCCTGCGTCCATGCACCGATTGATATATGCTATTTCGTCGGGCATTGCGCCCACGGGCTGACAGCTGAAATCACGGGTTTTGCAATATCCTTCAACGGGAGTCGCTACCCTCATGACCGGATACCCATACAACCCCTGATAACCCGGGTCATCAATCGGTGGATAATAAAGTAGGGTAAGTTTTGCTTTCAGTGGCAAATACACCTGAGAAGCGCCGGTGAGGCTACCCACGCTTTGGGTGATAGGCTGAATGGCCTGCGACGCGGCTTGACCGACTGCGCCGCCTACTGCTCCATCGGTGAACGCTCCACCTAAAGCAGACATTCCGGCGACAGCCGCACCGGCGAAGAGTCCCCCGCCGAAGGTCATAGCCGCACCAACTGCCGTTACTGCCGCACCCAGTCCTTTTCCCGGGTCGAAGTTGCTTGACCCGATACCATAGGGGCTAGAAATGTTTGTACTACCAGTGTATACAGTATAGTCTCCGGCCTGTATTTTGACCGAAACGCCGCCGTCAATAAAAGAGAATGCCGTTATTACGGTCACGCTTGCCGCGTCGTTGCACTGGTCAACCGGGATACCTACGACGCCGATGAAAGGAACGTACAGCTGAACTTGACAATTCATCCGTTTCCAGTCCTCAGCAGGCCACGGGATGGGAATATTGACAACGTGAACTTTGTTACTGTTCGCACTCACGACGGGGGCTGTGATACCTGTATCAAACTGCCCTAGCGTAATTAAGCCGCCACCTGTTCCCACCAAGCCATCGTCTACCGGTATCCAGATGCAGGAGCGTATATTTTCCGTTGCGTTGCCGCCGAAAAGTAAGTTGTTCATGAACTGGGGGAGAGCTACTTCCCATTTGACCATAGCCGCCGTTTCTGCAAGCCACGTTGTGGACAACACCTTAAGCAGAGTTGCAAGCTGTGTTCTACTTAAAGCATACGCCTGTAAGCCGTTTTTGCCAACTACTGAAAGAACGTAACAACCGGACGCCGAAATTGTGCCGGGACAGGTATCAACCTCACTGCTGGAAACAGTGGGTTTTCTTGCGACATTCTGCCGGGCATCCTGTAAGCGGAATTGTGCGCCGCTTGCGTCACTGTTGAAACCGTACTCGATAAACGCCTTAGTTTTCAGAATTGTATCCCGGTATGTTGCAAGCGGGTCAATGGACAGACTGATTTGCCAGATGTTCGCCCGAAGTGTGGAAATATCAGTAATCCAATAAAAAGTTTTCGTTTCTTCACACTGACAATAATTCCATTGCGGCGAAATATTTATTGAGTTGATTGTACAATAAATTACGGGGTGCTCCATTGAGGTGGGTTTCTTAAAATCGCACCGCTCTTCGTCTTTCAGAACGCTATAATCAAACGCTTTCGTGGAGTTGATTTTCTTCTCCACGTTTCCGAAGTGAAAATGATAGCCGTGCTCAACGCTGGGCGCGGGGACTGCACCGTTGAATGTGCCGGGCATTTGATACACCTTCCTTCCTTTCTGAATGTTCCACATGGAACAAATAAGCCCCGCCCCAGAGGGGGCGGGGCGTTCAGTCGTTACGGGCCGGGCGAAACAGGGTCAGCCATATAATAAAGAATAGCGTTTTCCGTGGGGTCGAGAGTGTAGTTCATCTTCCAGTGATGCTCGATGTTCCAATACTCGCCACGCGTATTAAAGGGAGTCGTCCACACGTTGTCCTTGAAATAGGTCGTTGCCATAGCACGCTTGTCATACAGCAGGCCCACCACATAGTCAAGCTGGACGGGCTTGCCCTGCTCTGCCTCTGCGGTGGTCACGTTGAACTGAGCGGGGATAATGTTGATAGCGGAACGGTTGTTGATGTTCTGCCAGAAGGTGACGCCCTCATAGTTGCCGAAGGACAGATAGCCCGGGCCGAAGATAGCGGGATAGACCCACGCCTTTGCATCGTTAATGAGGGGCTGGTACAAAAGAAGTTTCTGTTCACTCTTGGGAGTGTGCCGGAACAGGTGCAGGGTGTTCCCCTTGTCATCGGTGCAAAGGGGCGTCAGATGGAACAGCTCAGTGGACTCTTCCAGAAGCGCGGTATCCGTTTCCAGACGACTCACAAAGAAGGAAAGAAACTCCTGCAAATGGGTGGTCAGAAGTTCGTGGGTCGTGTAGGCGGTATTCCGGGCCACGTTGAAAGCCTCAGTAAGGTTCACCTTACTGCCCGGTTTGCCGGTGTTGTAGATAGCGCCCATATAGTTCATGACACACAGGCGGTTTTCCATCTCCTTCCAGCGGGCAACGTCGTTCTGAATCTCGACAGCCATACCCTGCATGAAAGCAGAGAACTCCGACTCAGACTGAAATGCCGTGTTGAGCTGGTCAAGGAACCGGGTGTACGTCTGGTTCAAAGTCTTCTGGTCGCCGTACCACAGTTCCAGCGGATACCGCTTCTTGATTTTGTACATATCAAGGCTGTTACCGTCCACCAGAGTATCGGGGTTCTGCTGGGTGTTGACAAAGTCGGTCTGTTCGAACTCGCCTGCGAAGAAGGCGATTTTGCGCATGAACAGCCCCCAGTCCTGCCGACTCACTTCAATGGAAGTGAAGCGGCCCGTATACGCGCGGCTGTCGATGACGGTGCGGGCCACCATGTTGGAAAGGGCCTGCAGTGTCCCCTCTTTGCTGGTAGAAAGACACATCTGACCAACGTTAATAAAGGAAGAAGTGTCCACGGCGGTGATAGTCCGCTGGCCCGTGACGTCCTGCAAGACGGCATTGACGATGGTGTAGACATCCTTCGGACGGAACACGTCAGCCTTTGCAAGGGTGGGCATATTGTTCTTCGATTTTGCCACGGTTTACACCCCCTTCGAGAAGTCCGGCGCGGCGTCCGGTATTGCGGGCGTGATAGCCGCCCTGATGATGTCATCGACCGACACGGCGTCGGCGGTATCCCCGCCCAGACTCCCCGCCGTGGGGGTCGCCAGAGTGTCCAGCCGCGCAGTGAGTGCGGCGATGCTCTGGGCCATAGCGCCCCAGTCCGGTGCGGACGGGGCGGCAGACGAACTTGCGGTAGCAGTCATATTTGTTGCAACGTCACCGGGCAAGGGGGGCGCACCCGTCAGCGGCGCGGCCTTGGGGGTCGTGGGGGCGGGCGCGGGGTTGCTACCCAGAAGGGCGGCAATGTCGGCCTTGGAATAGCCCGCACGGGCCAGCATAAGAACGTCATCGAGTTTCATTTAATAAGCTCCTTTCCAGCGGCTCTTGCCGCTTCTGACATCCACATGAGTGAATGCATGATAGATTCCGATACCCCCAGACGCTCCCAAGAAGCACTCTGCATACTGGGCTACTTTCTCCGGGCTGACACCTTCAATCCAAATGTCAGCCGCCTTGCCTTCGCAATGCTGAGACTTCGGAGAAGCGTTTTTGATAGTTCGGTTGTACTCCTTGGAACGGTATCCGCTGTTAATGTGTACCGGCTTACCGGTCAGGCGTCGAATGTTTTCCAAGAGGTCAATCAAACGGGGGTCGATGATGACAGTATCACAGGGGTCTTTCCTGCTGTGAAACTCCTTCACTTTGAAGTGAGGGGAAACAGCCGTGTTTGCATCTGTCCTATATGAATACGAAAGCATTTGCTTCGCTCCTTTCTATGATAACGGGGGTATGCAAGATAAGAATGCAACTCCACGCCCTTCCGGGGCGCTTATCTTTTGGAGTCCCCCGCACTTCTATAATATCACTCACTCTTCCTTCATGTCAAGATATGCTCTTATTTTGATAAGGGCCGGAACATCGGCACACCAGACCTGACCCAAAACAAACATCAAACCGAAGTAGGGATGAGCCAGCCGGAACGTGTTTCGCCCGGCCTGTGTATCGGGGTATACTTCATGGGACTGGTGAGGGGAACTGCAAAGATAATAGTGCGCGTCATCGTATTTGTAACAATACAAATCCCCCACTTTGAACCCCGGTTTCATGCCGCGCAAGCTCATCGGATGGACTGCTTCAAGGTTGTTGTAACTAAACTTGTTTTCCATTGCCATCTGATAAAACTTTGAATCTTTGTTTTTCATCATGTGCTTCATGAACGCTGTTTGAGCGCGTTTCTCACTAACTCGCTGAGACTTCGGCATACAGAGGAAAACGCCGCTATCTGTAAGCGTCCACTCCTTGCCCGTCCTTGCCATTTTCGCAATCTCATCCACAACGCCCAGTTCAACCAGCACGGGTGACGTGATGTCAAAGGCGTTTGCAAGTAGCCACATTCTCAGCGGGGGTTTGCCCTCAAGTTCTCTGTTGCCGTTTATGGTGACATAGGCATTCAAAAGAGCGTCGCCCTCTGCCTTGCGTTTTACAACGATTTTCTCCGGGATGAACTCATCATACACGACATCATGAAAAGCAGAGCCATTGAAACCGCGAATGTTCGCAATGCTGGGAAGGGTCATCCCTATGCCGTATTTCTTGATACAGTCTTTGGGCTTTCCGTCCTCATACTCATACTGTCCGATGGTGTATGTCACTTTGCCGCTCTTCACAATGTCCACGTCAAACCCTTCATTTTTGAGGGGCAAGAAGGGGTTTAATTGTGGGTCAGATGTGATTGCGTCAAACTCTGTGGTGGTGCGGCGCAGATACAGAAATGGCTTGTCGTTCGTCAGCTCATACAACAGTGTGCCGTAGGTTTTGCCCACTTGCCGTTTACCTATTATAATGTTACACCACGCCCCTAACGAAGAAACGGCTGGGATATTCACCCAGCCGTCGTTTGTATAGAGGTCGAGCGTAACTTCTCTGTTACGCTTTCCCATTGTCACACCTCATGCCGGGTTTTCCAATCCACCGGGTCGCCTGCCTGCGTTGCGTGGTCGATAACGGCCTGTGCGATTCTGCCCTCATCGGCACTGTCCAGCCACACCCCGACGGCGTCCACCCAACGGTCGCTCTTGTTGCTCTTGTTCTGAGGGGGGCTGACGAACGCGCCGTTCTTGCCGTCAATGACCTTCATGTTGTACAGGGCAAGGCCGGGAAGATTGAGGGTAAATGCAATCACCTTGTCACTGAGGAAACGACAGCCGCTGACGGTCGCCCCCTTGATGCTCAGCTTGGGACGGTCGTCATACTCAGGGGCGGCAACGGTCGAACGATTCTTGTTGAAAGTAGCCATAAGTTAGTCTCCTTATTAAAGTTTCTGGGCGGCGTGAATCACGTCCAGCTTGTCGATGATGGTATACAGCAGTTCGTTTGTCTTGCCCTGCGCGGTGAACATCTTCGTCAGAAGGTCAACGATAGCGGCAAGTTTGTTGTTGATGTCCTGCATGGTTCTGTACCCCCTTCAACCGAAAATCCAACGACTGAGGAACTGCTTCCCCACGGGGTCAGCGTTTGCGGGGTACAGCGCAGAGGGCTTGAGGTGGTCGTTGTACACGGTGGCGATAAGATGGTTCTGAGCTTTAAGCTCTGCTTCCATCTGGGTCATGGTCTTGTTTTCGTGACAACAGGGATTCCACGCGGGACTGTACGGAAAGCCATGTCTTGCGCCCTCTTCGAACGCCGTGATGGGAACGGGGTCAAAACGGCCCACACCAGACACGATGTTCGTAAGGTTTTCGTCCTTGTCGTACACCAGCCCATAGATATTCTGGGCCGCGTCCTCATAGAACAGGACATAGGACACGTTTGCCGGGACACAGCAACCGGCAGTGCAGGTATCAGGCATTGCTTACCTCTTCTTTCTGGGCGGCGTCCGGCTCTTCGTCGTCCGGTTTCTCGCCCGTCTCTTCGAGCTGGCTGTGCAAGTCGTTCCATGCGAAGTCAGTGGGAACGGCGGCGCACATCTCAGAAAGGATGTTCGGATAGTTAACATCGAGAGCGTCCATCTCGAAGACTTTCGTCCCGGCCTTGCTGGCTACGACTTTGAAACCGTCCAGTTTGGCGCACTCCGTACAGGCGCGAATATTGTGCGCTTCGATGAAGAGAAGGTCAAAAACCTTCTTGGCCTTAACAGCGGTGAGCATAACGTACTTGATAGAACATTTCATGAGGTCTTATCTCCTTTGTAGTAGTGGTGGATGTTCGGTATTTGAAACACTGTTGTGTTTCATGGTTTTATTATACTCTACTCAAGGCCGTTTGACAACATTTTTGCACCCCTTCATTTGTAAACATTTTATGAACGGATTTTTCCACTTGTATCCATCTTTGTAACACTTTTGTAACCTTTACTTCATTATACTGAATTGTCAAGATTATTACAGCCTTGGGGAAAAATTGTAACCTTTTTGTAACCATTTACTATTTAGATCGG